AAGAGCTACTGGATCACCGTTGGAATCATTCACAAATACCGTTACGCCCGAATTAATTGTCGGATTAATTCCTGAATCGTCTAGATTAATCAAAGTCAAATTGCAATACCCAGCGATGGCTTGCGTATAGATGTCGTTGCGACCAGAGCCGATATTAAGATTTGCTAAAGCCACATCCTTGTATTCAACGCCATCAATCTCGATGCTCCAAGTTGGAGTCCATAGGCTCATGCGAAAGCGAACCTATTCGCCCCAAGTGTGCCGCGGGCATTGGATCGATTAAGTACATCCACGATTGTGCGGGCTGTACCTTCGGCATCAATCGCACCATTGACGGTGATGTTGAATGTGCTACCCATTCCGCCATTTGGGACGATTGTCCCGTTTGAGCTAGGGACAAACATTTCAGCGCCTTGCTCGCCTACAACATAAGATTTGCCAGCCGATACCGCTCCACCAGCTGCGCGGAATCCACCAAATGCTGAACTGATTGCTCCGCTGATTCCAGAGACGATCGGATTATTTCTAACAAGATCAATCATCTTTTTGATTGCTCCGACAACACTTCCAATTATGTCAAAGAGTTTTTCAAATCCTCTGATTAGACCAGCAACAACTTCAATCACAACTCCGATTGCTATTCCAATTCCTTCAATTGCAATTTTGAAAACCTTGCCCATAAACGGCGCAACATAGTCTTTTAAGAATTTGAACAAAGTAATAAATTCATCTTTATTATCCATCACGGCTTTTTTAATTGTATCAAATGCAGCTTTAAGACCTTCGAGAATAGGAATAAATATTGATTTAGCCACGTCGATATACTTTGAAAATGTAGAAGTCAATCCTTCTTTTCCACCGATTGAGTCAATAAACTTTTGCACAAATGGCACAACTTTATTTACAATTATATCGATCAATGGAGTGATCGCATCTAAGACAAATGCTCCAATTGTTTCTTTACCTTCATCAAAAGCAATTTTAAGACGATCTAATTTTCCTTGAAATGTCTCTGCTTTCTTTGATGCCTGACCTTCAAAGGTGTCTGCTAGTGAAGCCGTGGCAGCGTCAAAATCTTTTGATTTTATGATGCTTTCGTCTATGCCGCCGCCCAATTTTTTAAGAGCTGTGAAATTGCCATCGTGGGCTTTTGCTAAAGCTTCGCTTACGGTTGAAAGATCCTTGCCAGTTCCCGCCGCAATATCTAAAGCAAGGTTTTGAAGATCCTGAGCCTCTTTAACATCTTTCGTCGATCTAACTAGCCGATCTAAAGACGGACGAAGATCATCATCCGTTACGCCAAAGAGTAAAGATGTCTTAAGGATTTGATCTTCAATGGCTGCGATTTGAGCATCAGTCGCGCCAGTAACATTTTCCAAAGAAGTCGCCAGTTTATTTTGCGCAACTTCATCCGCCAGAGCGGATTCAACGCCATCTTTGAGAAGGATTGCGCCATAACCAATTGCAGCTGCTCCAGCTACTGCAAAGGCTGTACCAGCAATCTTTCCGAACTTGCCCATCTTGTCGCCAAAGCCTTTGACTTCATTTTCAGCGCCTTTGACTCCGCGTTTTAATTCGTCAAAATCCGCGTCAAAGGTAATCTTTACTTTTGGAATGCCAGCCATTAGTCGAGCCTCAATTTCTTGACAACATCTTGAACCATTTGAGCATATTCACGCGCAACGATCGGCGTGTAATAGTCCACAGCTGGAGTCATCCAATAGCCGCGCTTGTTGTAAGCGGCTTTAAATCTGTTTGTGTATGCGCGACCAAGACTGTCCACACCTTTGTGAGATCCAAATTCAGATCCCCAAAGCAAAGCACCCGCTGGAGCAGATTGCTGGCGAACCTTTGCACCTTTACCGGACTTTGATTGCTCACCGCCGTATTTGCGACCGACCTTCTTTGTACCACCTACATCGACGCGGATTAGTCGATCGCGCTTTGCAACAATCGATTGCGCTACAAGCTTTGCCTGTGGCGATGGCGCTGATTGGCTAAACATGAAGAGCTGTCCAGCAAGCCGCTTTGATAAAGGCAAAGCGTTCGATCTGATTTCGTCTTGTGTGTCTTTGTCTAACGAATTAAGTAATCGAATTAGATTTCGGAATTCGACAGGTTCGACGGTTATTTCGAACCGCCCCTGTTTGGCTTTACTTGCCATTCCGTTTCTCCAATATCTCGATTGCGGTGTAAATCTGCTCCGCCGTTTCCCACTCTTTCATTGGTATCCCTGTCGCAATTGCGAGTTCAACCAAGATTCGATTTAGGCTTCCGGCGGCGTAGCTTTTGGGCTTTCAGTTTCCTCGGATCGAATATCGTCCACCGTATCGCACCAGATTTCGTATGGCTTAATGGGTTGTCCGCCAAGCTCTCGCTTCTTTGCGTTATATGCCAAGAAGAGAAGATCATCGAGTCCGACATTTTCGCCGAGCTGTGTAACCTTCAAGCCTGTCTTTCGTTCCCACTTTACGAATTCTGGTGTCGATGCGATGAACGACTCCGAGTCCCCTGAGAAGTATGTGATTGTGATCCCTGTTTTCATGCTCCCGATTTCCTATCTCTTAGCTGAATGTTTCGGTTGGTGTTCCCACTACTTGAAATGATAGCGAGACAGTCTGTGCGTCTGGTGCTGAACCGCCGACATTTGGGAATGTTGGCAAAATGTTGCAAGCAAATACAGCGCCAGTTGCAGCTGTAAGTGATGCAGCCAAAGTTGTGTTCGGTGCTGTTTCTGTGGCTGTCCAAAGTGATTCGCAAAGTGAACCGGCTGCGCCCCAGTCTGCAAGCATTTCCACATTGAGAGTCCATGAATCATCGATGGCTTTGTAAGCGCGACCATCGAGTGTCTGATAAGTCTCGATTACATGGTCGCCTTCGAGAGAGACTGTTGTTACTTGTGCGTCGTAATTTACGGTAGCGATCGTCAATACTAGATCGCGTCCGGTGATGACGGTCGTTGGCATAATTACTCCTAGTTGGTTTGAGTGTATTGGGTTGAGAGTTCGATCTCGGACATCAGAATCTCTGAAGCTCCGATCGACATTGGGACAGGATTCGACACGCTTCCCACCGTGTAACCTGACGGAATAACCGCCAGAATGCTAATAATCAGCTTCTCGATGTTATCGAGCGCCGAAGCGTTGGAGTACATAGCGACTCCGATTGTGATTGAAAGATTGACTTTGACTCTGGTTGAAGTGCCAATCAAATTGGCTTCAAGATAAGGTGTGCTAGGTACGACAGCCGCAAAAGGTACGATCGGCGCTTCGGGTACTGAGTCGTAAGTGTTAGCCGCTACTCCAGCAATTGCCGTCTTGAGTGCGCCGCGGACATTGACTGCGATTGATGAAGCCGTCATGCCAGCATCGCTCCGGTATCCAGAGACTTGCCAAGAATTCCGATGACGCGATTTAAGAGTGAGCGACCCATTCTGTATGGCGTTACTTGAAAATCAACGCCTTCAATCTGCCCACCGGCAGCTGTGATGGATTGGAATACTTCAACGGATACGACGATGATCGCTTCATAAACGGCTGGATTGCTCGCATAGATTGTGGCGGCATCTTTGCCTGAAAGATAAGTGTCTCCGTGTGGAATTACCGCGTTGAAATTAATATCCGCGTTTGTTTTTGCATAAGAAAATTCGTATTCAGTTCCCACAGCTGTAACTGTGTATGTGCCATTGAATGTGGCATCCACGCCAGCGACGACGACGCTTGATCCCACGATGTAATTGTGTGGAGTGTTAGTCGTCAAGGTAGCAACATTTGAAGCGATGCGGCGATCTGTAACAGCTGAAGAGTAAGACACAAGAAGTGGCAAAATCACAAGCTCACTTGTGTCGATTATTTTTGTTAGATATGCGTCATTGTAGAGAGAAGAGCTGACGCCAAGAACCGAACGAAGTTCGGACGGAGTTACTAAAGACATCAGCTCTTCCCTTTCTACTGCTGAGGCGACTCGGGAGCGAACCGCCTCATGATTGATTCTGTCGTAATTACGACTTATTCACGCCGAACGCGCCAGCGCCGATCTTGGTCGCTACTGCACCGAATGAATAAACTCCGACAGTAATTGAACCGTCTGCTGTTGATTCTGCTCTGAGCTGGTAGCTAGGTGATTCGTACCATGTGTACGCGTCTGGGTTGATAATAAGAATTGAATCATCTGTGTCTGTTGTTGCAGCTGTGTTAGCTGTAACAAAGAGATCAAGTCCAGCAACGCGACCACGAAGTGATGTAGGTGTTGCGAGACCAGGTTGGTTCATTGGCTGAGTTACTTCGTTGTAGATCGGACGACCTGAATCATTTAGACCCATGAGATTTGACCATTGTGAAGTATTTACCAAAATGTTGCGAGCAAATGGATTTGCAAGACCCGCTGTTGCAGCGTAAACGCTTGCTGCACCGCGACCGATGAATGCAAGAAGTTCTGCCGCTGTTGGATATGTCGCGATGCCTGTTGCATCTGCTGTTGCACCTGCTACCAAGACGCTGTTTGTGTAAGTGTCTTGCTGCTTAGCCATAGCTGCGACCATATTTGAAAGAAGCTCATTGAAGAAAAGTGGGCTTGTGCGCTGGAGCAACTCAACTGAGAATTTTTGCTGACCCGCGAATTTCTTAACATCGACTGATACAAAAGCTGAGTTCTGATCTGTCTCTGTGAATCCTGCATCTTCGGCGACTGTTCCCACCGCTGGTGCAACTGTGATCTTTGGAATCTCAAAAGTCATACCGGCATCTGGAAGTGTGCCGCGTGAGATTGCATCGATTGATGGACGGACAGTTGTTGAAAGTCCGTTGATTACTTCAGCAAGCTGGCGAGTTGGTACAAGACCAGCGTTGTCTGTTGTGTTGTCTGCTGCGAGTACATACTGACGGGCATTCTCGTCGCCCATCGCTGCCATGATCTTGTTTTCAAGATACTTTGCAGCTGTTACTTCGATGCGTGGCTTTGAATAAGCGACAGACTTAACTGACGCTGTAACTGACTGTGCGGCTTCGACCGTCTCTACGGCTGAAGCGTCATTGACGGTGTTTTCCACTTCGTCTCCTTCTGTTGTTGTTGGTGTTGGTGTTGCTTCTGCTTCTGCGGGTGCAGATTCAGAATCTTCTTCGCCTTCGGTGGCGGCTACTTCAGAGACGCGAGCTGATCGAACGGCTGGCTCTGATACGAGTGCAACGCCAGTCAATTCGCCAGCGAGTACGCGCATCGTCCCATTCTTTTCGTTGATGTAATCATCGACAGCCAATTCAATTGAGAAGCCGTCGCGCAGACCTTCGCTTGCTTCGATAAGCGCGTCATTTCCTGCGGTTGTATTTGCAACCTTGAATGTTGCATTGATGCTCATCTGATCTTCAGACAAAGCAATCGAAAGCGGCTTTGCAATTCTGCGAGTGCGATCGTGTTCAAGATTTAGCAAAACATCTTTTGGCTGGATTGATCCTTTTGCAAATACAACTTTGCCGGTCGATGCGTTCGCTGGCTCTTCGAATGCCACGATGCGTCCGGTGATTGTGCGCGACTCTGAATCTGCCGCGGTGATAGTCATTGGAGTAGTTAGCTTCATCCGATCATGTCCTCTTCTTCTCTGATTTCTTCGGTACTCATCGCACCGATTCGGTTTAGAATTTCGTACACTTGCGCTCTTTCGTAAGGATTGCCGCGCAAGAAATCGTCTAGGTCATAGCGGATGTACTGTGATGCTGGAGTGAAATCCGTAAGGCTGAGCCGTTGCTCGATGATTGTTAGCACCGGACGAATTGAGAAATCAATAAGATCGCGGCGCTGATTTACTGCGTTGGAATAAGTCATCGATGATGGATCAGCTGATGCAAACCATGCCGGCAAGCCGATAGCGCGGCAAAGTTCGAGCGCCAAGTAATTTCTGGCTTCATTCATCTGAAGATTCTTGGGATCGTATCCGATGGTGTCCATCTTGATGTCTGCATTCAAGAATGTAACTGCCTTTGAAGCTTTATTCTTGAAAGCGTTGATTAGTGATGCAACGCGATCTTTTGGAAGCTGTACGCCGTTGCTTGAAAGCACAATCTGTGGAATTGGATTCAAAGCAAAGTCATAGGCAGCCTTCTCGAGTGCGTGAGCTGCGCGGACTGTGCGACCAGCGCGGTTCAGCAATCCTTCTTGCATATTTCCAAAGACGACAAGATCAGATGGGTCGATTGAATAACCATCGACGCGATAAGCATCGATTTCTGTACCGAGTCCGTTGGTTAATACTTCAACGCGCTCTGGCGCAATTCTTTCCATCGCTTGAATTCGTCCGGTATCGGCGTACCGAGATAAGACCCTTGCATAAGCGGCGGGTCTGAAAAGTAAATCTTCCGCAATCCACGCCCAAAATTCTGCGCCTGTGATTCTTGGATCTGGTTGATGGATTACACGAAAAGATGGGACAGTTTCATTTGTTTCTTTGACTTTTGTTTCAAGTGGCAAAGCTGCAACTGTCGAGCAGATAATTCCGCGAGCGCGAGCTATTGTCGGTACGCCCATCGCTTCGGATCGTGTAGCTGATTGACCATAGGCAAAATACGGAGCGCCAAGAGCATCGATCGAATTGACCGGTGCAAGAGCAGCATCGACATTCACTTCAGCGATTGGCTGTGGTGCTGTGATGAAGAAATCTTTTAGACCCATGCGAGAATTTTAGAGATTCGATACCACTAGCCGATCATAATATCAAGATCCGTCTCTGGGCGTGTCGCGTAATGTGTGGCGAGCGCAGATGCAACCGTCGCGCACACAGTCGATTGAGAAGCTCTGCGACCAATCGTCCATCCACCATCGCCAAAGGGTAATCGAGCCGCCGACAGAATTTGCTTCGTCAATTCGGCTTGATTTCCATGTCGAAGTCTCTTTGATGTGATTGCTCCCAAAAGTTCGTCGCAACTTTGACCGTACAGCGCCCCGTCTATATCAGCGATTGGGATGCCGGCTGGTTGAAGTCTAGCCGCAATCGCCGACGATGTACGGCGTGAATATGCTATAACTTCGACTGGGTATTCTTGGAAGTGTTCGGCGATGTCGTTAGCGATCGCCTTATCATCGAGCGAAATCGGATTGTGCCAAGTCCTAAGAAGCTTCACAAAGAATTCGCCTTCAGAGATTTGTTGAGCCAAGACCAGAGCTGCATCGCGACGATCTGGCGAGCAATCGAGTCCGAACCAGACTGTCTTTTCGCGATCTACTTCAAATCCATCCAATCCACATTCAGCCCATTCACCAGCGGGAATTGCGCTCGAAATAGTCTGCACCCATCGGCACAAGACTTCGGTTCGAACCACATCCGCCGGATCGTTCATCACAGCTCGAAGATTGTCGATGTGTACGGTGTGACCGAGTGCAGGATTTGCCATAGCTGCTCCAGCCCAAAATTTAGGGGAATCGTCGATCTTGTCGTAATCACTTGACCATTCAAAATATCCAATGTCGTCGGTAGATCCACCAGCTGCGCCGATTCCGCGCTCGCGGATTTGATTTAAGACAAGAGAATGTTGATCTCCGGCATTCGAGTAGCTCCACAGCTGTGGATTCTCTGCCGCCATCATCGTATATCGCAGCGAAGCCCATGTCGTCTCATCCTTGAGCTCTCGAGTCTCATCGATGTGAACCGTGGATGGCTTTGAGATACCGCGAGCCGCTGAAGCGCCAGCCTTTACCATATAGCGACCGCCACCGTGCTCGGGTAGCAATTCAATCTCTTCGGATCCATGAGCCCATCGGATTCGCTTCACGCGCCTTGCCAATTCGTCATTGGATTCGATTGTCTGCACAAGATCGCGAAAAGTTTCAAGAGAAGTCGTCAATCGATGAGCTGTGCCGATTTGTAGCTTGTCGCCCCATTCGTACAGACCCATAAGGATCCGAGTTTTCATGAATGTCGTTTTTCCTTGCTGTCTGGCGCAGACGAGCTGGACTAGGGGATGATGCCACCTGCCATCCGGCTTGACTCGATGAGCTTCAATCGCCAGCCATTCTTGCCACGGCATGAGCGGGAATCCGATTGAGTTGGAGAAGTCGATTAGCTCTTGTCCACGCGTAGGCAAGTCCGAGCGTAGTCTGGAGTGGATTCTGGGAGTTACAGAGCCATAAAGCGTCTCTGGAGTAGTCTCCAAAACCTGTGTGAGCCGATCTGAGCCTGTTTGAACCAGTTGGAGTCTCTTTGTACCTTCTTGATCCATTTCAATGCCTTCTTGATTCGTTTGGTGGTGAAATAGAACCGC